GTTAGTGCCAGCTGCGCCTTGATCGCCTTGTGAACCGTTGGTACCGTTAGTACCGTTAGTACCGTTAGTGCCAGCTGCGCCTTGATCGCCTTGTGAACCGTTGGTACCGTTAGTACCGTTAGTACCGTTAGTGCCAGCTGCGCCTTGATCGCCTTGTTCGCCCTGATTGCCTTGATAGCCTTGATAGCCTTGATCGCCTTGTGAACCGTTGGTACCGTTAGTACCGTTAGTACCGTTAGTGCCAGCTGCGCCTTGATCGCCTTGTTCGCCCTGATAGCCTTGATAGCCTTGATAGCCTTGAAAGCCTTGATCACCCTGTTCACCCTGTTCGCCTTGATAGCCTTGATAGCCTTGATAGCCTTGAAAGCCTTGATCGCCCTGTTCGCCTTGTTCGCCTTGTTCGCCCTGTTCGCCCTGTTCGCCTTGATAGCCTTGATAGCCTTGAAAGCCTTGAAAGCCTTGATCGCCCTGTTCGCCTTGTTCGCCTTGTTCGCCCTGTTCGCCCTGTTCGCCTTGATAGCCTTGATAGCCTTGATAGCCTTGAAAGCCTTGAAAGCCTTGAAAGCCTTGATCACCCTGTTCGCCTTGTTCGCCCTGTTCGCCTTGATAGCCTTGATAGCCTTGAAAGCCTTGATTGCCCTGTTCGCCTTGTTCGCCCTGTTCGCCCTGTTCGCCCTGTTCGCCCTGTTCGCCCTGTTCGCCTTGATAGCCTTGATAGCCTTGAAAGCCTTGATCGCCCTGTTCGCCTTGTTCGCCTTGTTCGCCTTGATAGCCTTGATAGCCTTGAAAGCCTTGATCGCCCTGTTCGCCTTGTTCGCCTTGTTCGCCTTGTTCGCCTTGTTCGCCCTGATTGCCTTGATAGCCTTGAAAGCCTTGTTCGCCCTGATTGCCTTGATTGCCTTCTCCGCCTTCGCCAATTAATATAGGCTCACTATCATTAATCTTAGCGTATAAACCATCGTCATATTTAAATCTAATGTTATTGGCTCCATCGTTAAGAGCAACAGTATATCCATTAAATGGACTTGAATAAGTTGAATAAACAACACCTTCTCTTATCCTCATGCTTCCGTAAACGTCAAGTTTAATTCCATTTGAATTAGATGGCGCTGTATCATTTATACCTACAGACCCATTTCTACTGGCGGTTAAGCAGTCATTAAAATAATTTTCAGTTCCTAACCAAGTTCTTAAAAGAATGTCTCCAGTAGGAGCCTTTCCGCCAATTAATTGAACAACTCCAGCATTTCCTATTAGACTGTTTTTGCCAACCAAATCTATTTGTCCTGCGCCATTATCAGCGCCAACTGCGCCCCAGTTATCGGTTCCTCCTGTTATTGATAATACATTATCATCTACGTTTCTTCTAATTCCTATTGTAGATCCAATAATTAAACCGCCTTGGCTATTAACAGAGCTGCCTGAATTTGAATCACCTAATACACTTCCAGTAGCTATTCTACCGTTGATAACTAAATTAGTTCCGTCCCATCTTAAAAATTTACTCGTAGCCGCGTTTCCAATATAAAATTGATAAGCATTTTCTTGTCCTTCTCCCTGTGTGTTACCTAAGAAAAATCCATTACCAGAAAAAGCTGTTGCAGCATAGGTGATTCCGTCTGACTTAATATATCCTTGATTTCCGATAGTTAATCCATTAGCTCCAATTTTAGTTACGTTTTTATTATCACCAAAATAACCAGTCAACGCTAAAACATCTCCTCTTACAGACACTCCATTAAATTCAGCTTGACCATTGCCAACAATTCTAAAGCCAATAGATTGCGCGGATGGCTGCGTAGAAGTCTGCGCCCAAAGCCCGCCAACACCCGGAAACGAAGCTCCACTCGATGTGTGAGTAGAAAGACAATCGTAAACAATAAACGTTCCATTTGCCTGCTCAACCTTGCACTGCAATTGATCGCTAGGAGTAGCTTTGCCTAAACTTTTTTGTCTAAAAACTTTACCAGAAGTCCAAGTTTCAATGAAAGAACTTGATTGTAAATAAGCGTTTGCGTTGGCTAATTCAAGAACCTGAGAAGATAAAAAACCAGAAGTTATTTTTCCGGCATCAACAGTTTGAATTTGAGCGTTTTTAATTCTTACTACTTGATTAGGAGGATTTGATGGATCTTCTACAACTTCAAATGGAACTTCAGCGCTAACTCCATTCCATACTTGAAAATTGTCAGCAACCAAAACAAAACTTTTATCTGTTCCATCTGCTTTTAAAAGGCCAGAAATATTATTATTTCCATCTAATTTAAGCATTGGCCCAAAACTAGCAACCCAAGATGATCCTGATCTTACATATATTTTATAATTATCATCAGTATCATACCAAATATCTCCAGTGTTATAAGTTCCGCCAGTTGGAGCCGATGACTGATAATAAACTTTAGCTTTTCCGTCTGCGGATGTTTGCGCTCCTTCTGCTGATGCTTGTGCGGTTGCCGCGTTCGCAAGAGCTTCAGCCGCTTTTGCGTCAGCCAAGGCAGCATTAGCTATACCTAAGCTAGCATTTGTTGTTGCCTTTAATACGCTGGGCAGATTATTAGCGATAACGTTAAGAGAAATTCCAGCATTGATTCTTTGCGTTTCTTTGTCAGAATTGCTATAAAATATGAATTGATCCTCATTGTTTAACTGAGTCGCCAAAGGAAGTTCTGTTATTCTCTTGCTCATACTTATATTTACATTAAGGATTGATAGATTCGTTAGTATAAATCGCGCTTAACGTTGGCTGATTGTAAGCTCCAGATATTAAGATACCTGTCGATTCGGTAATCTCAAACGACCAAGATGTTTGAATTATAGACTTGTCGCCAATTTGACCATTAATTGAATACGAATCTAATTTGGCGTTCTGTATCTTTACTCCTAGTTTTTTATCTTGGTTGGAGTTTTTAAACAAAATGTCAAAATCATAACCAGCAGCGGACACATCTTCTTGCGTGAACTTCTCATTAAGCTTTTCAGCATCAAAAGAATTCACTATAGAATCCAAAGACATTGTTCCCACTATTGGTTTTTGAATCTTTCTAGCAAAAGGATAATTGCTGCCAAATCCATAAAGAGCTTTTCTTTCTAAGTTAACCGCAATATCTAACGATTGAAAATTATCGAATACAAAACCAAACTTAATTCCCGCTGATCCGCTGTTGTTTGTAGCGACAATACTTGTTGAGTTGTAAGGGCAACCTCCATCAAACACTCCAGTAAATGCGTTTTGAATTCTAGTTGGTCTAGAAGCGTTATAAAAATTAAACCCATATCTCTTGTTTTGCGCTTGCGAGTCTTCTCCCGCCAGAGCTGTATTTACGGCTGGAACATAATTTGTAGCTGAGTAGTTCGTAATCTGCGCGTTAGCGCCAACGTATTTGCAACTAACTTCGGCCATTTGACCAACAGACGTTCTAATACTATAAGAACCTAAATACGTATTACCTATTCCCAAAACATTAAAATCAGTTGGAGTAAAAGAAGCTACAGCATCTTTAGCTTGATCGTTAGCTATCATTACATAAAAGTTTCTATCTTTATCGTCAGTTAAAATAGTATATAAAGGATTTGTGTAGGCGTTATCAGTAAAATCTAATCCTAAATGTTTTTCATTCCATCCGTCATTCAATAAATAAGAAACGTCCAATTCTACATCTGGAGATAATTGGCTATGTCTTGCAGCAAACGCTGAAGACCCAATCTGCTTTAACGGCTGGCGATCCATATTAAAAGAAAAGCCATAGCTCTGAATAAAGTCTAAGCGAGAAACTGCGTTGCCAGTGTTACTCGCAGTAACGAACGCATCCCGCGAACCAACAAACATCATTTCCATTTCGTATGAAATTAGTTTTCTCATTAGTAAGCCTTTCTTGCCCCAAGCGGATCTTCTATTAGAGTTAAAGAAATATCATTTACGTTTTTGTAAACGAACGTGTGACTCCATTGATTTGAAAAGAAGAGTTTGTTTTGATCGTAAATCTTTGGAAACTTATATTGGAATTTTCTATATCCTTGTTTACCGCATAAAAAGTGCAAAATACATCTAGCCTCGTTATCCGAAATTCCTTTGAAATCTAGTTTTAATGATTTTAAAACATTAGCGTGCATTCCGAAATCAGCTCTTTTCGTGAAAGAATACGGCAGCTCTGTTTTGATTACAGATGTTTCTTTTGATACTTGAGCTGGATAAGTTGGCTGAAAGAAAAACTCTTTTGTAAATTTCGAGTTAGAGATCGCAGTATTTTCGCCTACGCTAATGTCACCAGTGACATAGTAAAAAGAATCGTATAAATTGTTTGCATTTGCGGCGATATTTCTTACTACATCAAATCTAGAGTAAGCTACTCCAGCAGAATACTCGCCTTTCATATTGCTACCTGTAACGTAAGCAGTGTCCCATTTTAACAACGACGCAGCTTGATCAGAACTCAAAGATACGCTAACTGTATGAAGATCGTTTTCATTAAATGAGTTTTCGATATTGTCGCAAAACATACGAATCGGTTTATAAATTTGAGCTGGATCAGTATATAAGAAATGACCAGTACCATTTAAAGATTCAATGTAACCAAGTATTTTGCGCGCATCTTCTTGCTTTTTGTTCTCAAACGGAAGATTCATTTTCATTTGCAAATGATTCAATCCTTTTGGCATAATGTGCAGATAGTTATCTGTGGTAGTATATGCCGACAAGTCTGCGGAGAATTCAACTGTAGCGCCATAAGAAGGCGTATAGTCTAACGTTGCAGGTATAGACCCAGATATATTTTGATCTCTATCGTAAAAGAAAGACATTAGATGAATCCTTGATATGTAAGAGTTATCACCAAATCATCGGTAGAAGATGTATTTAAAGTTTCTGATATAAGCTCCATATTGTCCATTGTAAATGTAGCTAATGAGCCTATCTCTATAGTAATCTTTCTACTATTAGAATTCAACAAGTAGTCAAAAGCCCTTTTAGCTTCATAGTCATCAACGCCGATAGTAAAATCAGCATTTACTTTAAACGGTTTAACTGTAACAACTTCCATTGCGCCGCTACCTGTTGGATGATAGTAAGCTTCTCTTTTGCATTCTAACGAATAAGTAAAGGATTCAATTCTGTTAGTGCCGCTTCCGTCGCACTCGATTCTAATATCACCGGGCCTTACGACTCTCAAAGCTCCAGTTTCAGAAGCTCCATTTCCTCCAAATTCATCTCCTACGTCTCCAAATATAGAGAAGCTTGCATTTAGATTTGGGAAATTGCCAACAGAAGCGGCAACTGAATACGATGTAAGGTAAGCCGAATTAAAGCCAAACTTTTTTCCTTTATAATCTACTCCTCCAACTAGAGGATTTAATCCTGTAAAATTTAAAAAGAAATCGGCAGGAGATAAGTATTTCTGAACGCTTAAAGAAGATTGCGGCGCGCTAGAAGTGAAGGTTTTAAACTTTGAATAACCAATGACACTAACATGGTCAACTGGAAGAGAGTAGCCAAAATTAACACTATTAACGCCAAATATTTTGTGGCCGCTAATGTATAAACTATTATCGTAATTAGAGACTGATGAATTTTTGCTCATTATCTACTTCTGAGTGCTCCCCCTAAACGTTTTTCTTCGTTAATGGTTTCAAGCACTACAGCCTTAATCCGTTCTCCCATCTTCTTATAATCTACGCCACCTTGTGATGTTTGACCTTGTGACTCACTAGAAGAACTACTGCCAGAAACATTAATGCTAATGTTTACTGCGGTTCCTGTTTTAGAGTCAATTTTTGCCTTAGAGTCTGACGATTCTACGGTAGCGTCCATGCCAACTTCGCCGCCATCCGCAAATCTAGCGCGACCAGTATTCATTGAGTCAAGATACTGTTTGCCGTACTTACGGGTGGTGGCGCGATTCATAACGTATTCGCCGCCCATTAATAAGGCTGGAATATCATCTGTTGGTCCGCCACCATTGTTAAATCCAGCGATCATTCCGCCATATGCTCCTCCTCTATATCCAATTGCATTTCCAACTCCAACGCGAGGTGCAGAATTAAAATATAAACTTTCAAATTTATCATTTGGAATCGCATTTGCCAATCCTTGATTATTTAAAACAGTATTGTTTAAATTTTCAATTCCACCTTTAAAATTATTTTGCCCATAATCTAATTTCGTTGTTGGTTTAGTCTTCATTGCTGATCTTAATTTTCCAGCTCCATAAGCAACAGCAATAGAAGCCACGGTAGAAATAATCTGTTGTTGCATAGCTTTTCTTTGCTGTGTTCTGTAAGCTTCTCTCTTAGCGATAAGATCTAAACCTTGTTGTTGAGCACTAGTAACTTCTCCTTTAATAGTATCTTCGTTCATCAATCCAAATCTAGAGAGTCTAGAGCTTTGATCTTCAAGATTAGCGTAAGCTGTTGATCCAGTTCCTTGCAATATATCAGTAGCGCCGCTTGTTGTTGTTTGATTTGCAAACTTAGATAATTGATCGTATCCAGAAATTGCTGATCCACCACGAACACCAGGAAGAAAAATGCCACCATCATTCATCTTGGCGATATTTTCCGCGCCATATTTTTGAACGGCAGATTTACGCATAACGTATTCACCAGCGCTTAACATTGCTGGTACGTCATCACGGATTCCAGATCCGCCAGTAACCATACCGCCAGTAGCGAATTTTTTAACGTATCCTCCTTGAGATCCTCCAATAGCAGCAGTAAAACTTCCAACTATATTTTTAGAGGCAGACTCTAACATTGCGGATTGAATTGTTTGCAGGAAAGATTTAGCTACATTTTGTAAAGCTTCTCCAATATTATCGGCCCCAGAAAGACCAACTTTCATAGCTTCAGTTAAACCGTCAGCTAATGCTTTTGGGGTATCTTGCCCAAGTATTTGTTGAAATGTTTTAGCTTCATCTAATAAACCAGAACCTTCGATTCTCAGGTTTTGTCCGATAGTGTTAGCTTTTCCAGTTGTTAAGTTAGAGCGCTCTTCCAAAGAAAGATCTTTAAATTCTTTACCTTTAAGATTTTGTTTTAATACAGAAGCTTTGGCTTGTTCCCTTAAATTAATTGAAGTTCCAGAGTAAGCGTCTCCTTTAGATATTGTAGATATAATTTCACTACCTAATTGATTTGATATTTTAGTTTTTTCGTTTTCTGTAACCGCCGCTAAATTATTATATTGAGCCGTTAACTTTCTTGTGGCATCAATTAAACTAGATTTTTCTAATCTAAGTTCATCTGCTACTTTTTGATCTAAAGCCAATTGACTTATTTGAGAATTATATGCATCTTGAATAGTAATCTTTCTTCTGATTTCGTTTCTTTCCGCACCAAATCTTTGTCTCGTTAAAGCCACATCAACTTTGTTGTTTTCGTTTTTATCGTTTTCTGATCTGACTAAAGCGTCTTCTGCATCCGTTAATTTTTTAGCGATATTAGCTCGCTTTACATCTTCGGTATAACCTGTTTTATACTGCTCCAAAGTAACTTTTTTAAATGCCGTTAGTTCGTCATCAACTTTAGCATTTTTAGCCATGTTATCTACTTCAATACGAGCAGAGATTGCTTTATTTTTAGCGTCGATTTCGTATTTTTGGGCAGCTAACTCTACATTTTGAGCGTACAGTTCATTAGCTTGCGTTGAGTTTGCAATGATGCTATTTAAACCTTCTATTTCTTTCGCATTCTTATCTGTTTGAGGAATAGCTTTTTCAATAGCAGCTTTAAATAACCTGTTCGCTTCTCCGATATCGGCTTTTCTTAAAGACTCAGCTGCTGGTTTTAAACTATCTAAAACTTTTGTTTGAGATTCTATACTTGCTTTCGCAAAACCAGGTATTAAACTAGCCGCCGCTTGTTGCCCCTCTCCTTGGTTAATTTTAGATAAAATTTGTTTTATAGTATCGTCAGATAAATTTTCTAATGGCCCTTTAGCATCTTTTCCTAAATCATCTCCATATCTTGGTATAGGTATTTTTCTATTATTTACAAAAGGGTTTTCTAACGCAGAAATAGAACCCTTCCTAGCTACAGAAGAAGGTCTTGAAAAATCCGAATTTAATATTGATTTTATATTAAAATTTGATTCTTGATCATATGATTCTCTATTTATAAATGGACTATTTTTTACCAATGGCTTGTAAGACACAAGAGATCCTTGTTCTTTTGCTTTTTGAAGAGAAGTTCTTACAGATAAAATACTTAATTCTCTTTCTTTTTTCGCTTCCGCGTTTATTCTTTGTTGCGAATTTATTAATTCTTTTTCAATTTTTTGTTTTTCAGTAAGAATTGAATTATTCTCTCTAAGTTTTTTAGATTCTTCGTCTAACGTATTAATTCTTCTTTGATAAGCGTCGTTTATTAAAAACTCCTGTTCTGCTTGTCTGGCTAAAATAACTTCTCTTTTTTGAAGTTCTCTAACTCCGCCCGATTCACGTAAATCAATATTTGTTTCAGCTCTCTTTTTTGCTTTTGCTACAACTTCTTCCAAAGGTCTCCTTGAAACTTCTCTAAAAGCATTTAAGTCAAATTTTCTTACTTTAAGTTCTTCTCCTAATTCTGGGCTAGGAATTGTCTGTAATTTTGTAGATTGTGTTAGAAAACTTGTTAATATATCTTTGTTTATTTTTTTATCTATCCCAACGCCTTCAACGCCCCCCATTGCTCGGAGTACGTTTAATATATTTTGTATTTCTGACTCACTTAAACCATTAGCATCCCCGCTGCTAGATGTTACTCCTAAACTGTTAGCTTGATTTAAAACTTGTAGTTCAAGGGATTGTTGTTCTTTAGCTTCTTCTCCTTTTGTTTTTGCATCCCCCAATAAACCTAAAATCTTTTCCGCAGTTAATTCTTCTCCTGTTTTTTTGGCCTGATCGCCCAATTCTTTTAATTGCTTGGAAAATCTTTCTCCTTCTGTTTCTAGTGAACTTATATATTTGCCTATTACTGGAGCTAAATTAGCAAAAGCAGATGTCGCAACGCTTACTACGGCAACCAAAGGATTTATTTTCGTGCCTATAAAAGAAAGCCCCGTAAACACGGTCCCTAAAACTCCTCCAGCAGCTTCTAAACTCATTGCAGCTCCTGATCCTTCTTTAGCTAAAGATTGCATTGCTGATGTAGCTCCTACTGCTGCCGCTTGTAATGCGAAAAATTTTGTAGGATTAAATTCTTGTGGCTCTTTATTTGCTTTGCTTGTTTTTGAAACAGGTACTCCTTCTAAACTTGGGAATGGCAAATTTTTTATATTTGCCGCTGGACTTGATTTTATTTTAGATATAAAACTTTCAGTATTTGTTAAAAGATTTTTTTGCGCAGTTTCGTTTAACCCGTAAGTCACAGATAAAGACTTTATCTTTTCTATTAAATTATTTTCGTTAATTGATCCATTTCTATAAGCTATCTGACTTAAAATAATTTCTTTAGTTAGTTTGTTCTTTGCGTCGCTTAAAATATTAGATGACTCTATTTCTTTTTTTTGTCCTGCAATTGAATCTAACTCTTTTAGTGCGGCTCTTTTATCTTTTCTATTACCCCCAAACATTCCTGAGCCTTGAGCTGGTTTATCGTCGGCAAAATTTGGAATCTTCCCATCTGGTTCGTCTCTTGTGTTAATGACGGCAAATCCTTCTGGATTTTTTCCATTTTTTAATCTTGCGTCTTTTGTGATGCGGATTTGAGAAGGATCTAATCCAGCCGCCATTTCTCTTTCAACGGCAGCTTTTAATGGGTCTGCAAAGTTAGGAATGTAACCTAATGAAGCGGCTCCTGTTTGAAAAGACTCAGGATCAATAATAGCGTTTTCTTCTAAATTCGCCTTTACCATTATGCTGGACATTTTTTTGCCCGCATTATTTTTTAGCATACCTACTTTTTTAACAGCGCCAGGATCAGTTCTAATTTCATCAAATAAACTTAAAAGTTTTGTAGATTGTTTTCCTTCTTTTAAAATTGTCCCCAATGTTTGTTTAATCTCTGATTGTCCTTGTTTTGGATTATTGTCAAAAGCTTTATAAAAAAGAGTTGCTCCATCAATTTGTGAAGTTTCGTTAAGCGAAATAGATTGTCTATTAGCTTTTGTTGCCTTTATTATTTTATCTGGAGCGGTATCTTGGTTGCCGTTTATTAATTTGGCTAATATACTTTTTCTAGCGTACTCATTAAAATTAAGTTTAAGATCTCCCCAAGATCCTTTAACACCTAAAGCATTTTTTTTGTCTTGAGGGGCTTTATCTAAATCGCCAGGATAAAAATCAAAAATTGCGTTCGATCCTCTTGTTTCAGGCACGCCCAAATAATCACGGACTCTTTCTTCAAAATCATCTCCAGCTATAGTAGATGCTGGTCTAACTCCTATTTCATTAGCAAAATTTGGAACGTATCCACCAGCTGCTCCGAGTTTTTTAGCTCCAGCAGGAAGGCCAAATGATCTAATCATATCTTGGTTAAAGATAGCCGATCCACCGTTAGCGTAATTAGGCACAATATACTCGCTAGTATTAGCGATCATTGTTCCCTTTTTGCCGCCACCAAAAGCAAAATTTGGAATAGAAACTACTTTAGATGAAGAGCTAGCTCCTCCAACTCCACGGCTAACATCGGCGGCTTCTTGAGCTGGTAAATATCCAGATGAGCCTTTCTTTACAAGTTTCCCTGATGTCGCGCTAAATCCACCTGTTTGAATAGCTGGGGCAAGAGCGACAGATATATCTCTAACCTTTTTTAAAGCAATTTCTTGATCATTATAAATTTTCAACAAAGCTTTTTCTTGCGCTTTTCTATCTCCAGCAAGAGAGTTCATCCGCTGCATTACGCTTTCGTTACTAATCAATGTATTATATACCGCTTGCTCTAAAGCCTCTCTTTCTTTTACTTTAGAATTTAATCCTAGAATAGTCTGTAAAGATTCAGCCCCGAACTGAATAATATTTTTTGTTAATATTACAAACAAAGCAGTCAATACAGGAATACCTACTTTAAAAAACACTCCTCCTAAGCCGCTAATTAAACCTTTTGCTATATTTCCCCCAATTCCTTCTGAATCTATAACACTATTAATTGACGATACTAAATCCCCGAAAAAGTTTAACAAACCTTTTAAATTATCCGATACTCCAATTCGTCCTATTGAATTTGCTAATTTATCCGTGGAAACAGAAACGCTATTGATTATCGCATCTAGCGATTTATTTAATTCTATTTGTCTTTGATAAGCTTCACTACTTGCATTAGAAGATGTTGTTTTTGATTTATCAAATTGACTTTCCGCAGAATTTAAATCTTGAAGTAAAGCATTTAAAATGTTGATGTTGTATTTGCTACCTACCGCTTCTAATGCTTGAATTTTTTCTGTGCCAGATAGAGTATTTAAAGTTGACGCCAATTCTTTAAGGATTGGAACGACTGGTCTTACGTTGCCAGCAGCATCTACCGAAGAAATGCCTATTTTTTGTAAAGCTTGAATCGTATCTTCAGATCTGATTCTTGTGAAAATAGATTTAAATGCGTTACCAATTACAGCGCCACCACGCGCAGTCTTTTCTTGAACGGCTGTAATTATGCCGTTTAATTCGTCAAAAGATACGCCAACATCTTGAGCGATAGATCCAGCGCGAGATAAACCGTTAGCTAAATCAGCAGCAGAAACGGCGAATTTGCTATCTACGGCGACTAATTTATTTAAAATCTCTGAGGTTGTTAATCCTGAACTGCCGAAAGAATTTACCGCAGCAGTTAAAACATCAACAGCATCAGCCGCGCTTAAAGAAGTGAATCTAGCCAGCGTTAAAGCATCGTTAGTTCTAGATAAGGTTTCCTGCAAACTTAAACCTTGACGAGAGAATTCAACGGCGGCTTCGCTTGCTATTTTAAATGATTGTCCAGTATTTTTCGCCAATTCAAAAAGACTATCACCGAAACGATTAAGCTCATCTCCGCTTTTTCCGCTAACGGCACCGATTTGAGCTAAACTTTTTTGGACTTCTATTGTCGTTGTTACAAGGCTTGCAAAGGCGTTTTGAATACCGTTTATGATACCTACCGAAGCGCCGAAGGCGATAACACGAGCATTAGATGCTGCGATAGACTTTTCAAACTCTGTAGCAAGCCCAGTAACCCTTCCAAGTGGCTGAGATAATTTTCCTAATGACCCTTCATTTAATTTAACATTAGCTTGTATATTAAGCGGCTTAAGCGCCTTTTCTTGCGCTTGAACAGACTCATTAATACCAGTAACTTTTCCTTGAATTGATAGTATGTTTGCCATCCTTTAACCTTTTGAGTATTTTACACTCAAAGATTAACCTTCGCCATGTAATTTCATTAGCTCTTCCATATTAAGAGTTTTTTTCTCTTTCATCAACTTATTAAGAGAAGTGCCCTTCATGTTGTTATCGTCCATATCTTCTTTACTTGCGCCGAATACCATAGATGCGCTAACATCTCCTTTTGGAGCGTGTTTAGAATCAAAGTCTTTTTTAGCGGTAGATTTGTCCTTATACGCTAGTAAAGCTTCAGGGTCTTTTCTAATATTGTCAGGAATATTCTCTACATTGTCAAATATACTCTTAAATATCTTACCATACATTATAATTCTTACTTGAAAATCAGTAAGTTTTACCATAGGCAAACCAAAGAATTCTGTCGGATAATCAAGTACCAAAAAATATTGATTAAAGAAGTCCATCAGAACAGTTTTCTGGATATTAATATCCATAAAGTCGTGCATGAATGTGTTATAAAGCAAGATAAACTCTACTAATTCCTCGTAAGACATATCCTCAAAGTCTTGTATCGAAAAAAATTTTTGTTTCAATTCTTCGTCTTTGTAAAAAGACTCGTAAATAATATAGTCGCTCGATCTATTTGAAGCGTACTCTTCTACAGTTTTTCCTAAAACGCTTCTTCTTTCTGTTAATTTAGCTATCAACTTTTCTTTTTGCTCGTCTATTACTTTCTGAATCTCTTTAATCTCTAAAGATTTAAAAAGATTTTTTTTAGTAACATTCAACCGTTCAATATAAGATTGAATTTTAGCGATTTCTGCTTCATCGTTATCGCTCCAAAAACCTTCTTTTTTTGCAGTTTCCAACGACTGTTCTTCTGTAGGTATCCCCTTATCTACCGCTATCTTATGAAACTGTTTGTACCTTAAATCAAAAATAGCTTTTTCATTGCAGCCTAAATGCTTAACAAAAATAGGGCTACTACGGTATTCAGCCGTTGAGTAGCCCTTAATGATTTCTGTAAACCTAATAAATAGGTCTATTTCACTCAAATTTTCCCGCTGCAATGTCTTCGTCTAGTTTTTTGAAGTCGTCTTTAGAAACTGTTTTACTGAAATACCAAAAAGAAGTGAACGTAATCAGTTTAGTGTAAACCTTTGTGAACAGCGGATCGCCGTTTTCATCGAGATCCGAAAGAGAGTCTAGTTTTTGTTCGTACGTTGATCCTTTAAACATTGGTTCGATTGGCCCATTCGCAACTTGCTTATGAGTCATATTCAAACAGAACCAGCGAATAACGCTGTTTTGCGCAATAGTATCAGCGGTATTGTTAAAGAAGGAAAGATAAACAGTTTCAAGATCAACAGCTTCTTTTCTCAGAACTGCGATTTGTTGAAGAACGTCGTTTTTCTCTAAAGATTCAGAGCCATCTTCTGTTTTCATCAACATATACTTTTGTTGTAATTTACCAATTGCGGCGTAAAGACTACTTAAACGCTGTGAGTCGTCTTGTGAAGAAAGACCTCCAGTATCAGAATACTTTTTAAGCAACATACCTTTTGTGAGAATGCCTTTCTTTACGCAGTTAGAAAGCTCAATGCTGAATTGAAGATCAGAGTCTTCAATATCTCTGCGCGACGGCTGCTTAAAAACTACGCGATGCGGAACTTCTTCTGTTACTTTTTTAGTAATAGTAATGGTCTGACCATTTTCTTCTTTTGTTTCTGTGACATCAACTTCTTTTGGAAGCATGACTGTGAAATCGAATAATTCTTTCATTGTTTAAATGTGTGTTGAAATTCTACTCTGATAACTTCCAAATCGGAAGACATCTTTCTGATTGATTCGTTGCCCATGTCTAGCACGCGCTTGCGTAACCAACTCATTTGATCTTCGTCTAAATAGTTTGCTTGGCGCACAACTGGCTTAAAAGAATCTGGGGCAGAGGTGTATAGCAGAGCAAATTGCCTATCATGTTCATGCTTAATATCTTCTAAAATACCAAGCATCCTCTTGAACAGATCAGAGGTGTTCACCTTAACTTTATCATTTAAATATTCTTTGCCTGTCATATCCTTTTGCCTTATTATATATTACATTTAAAATCCAAAGTGTAAAGTAAAATATGGCGACTTCATACATTTCTGCTGCACAGAAATCTTTTATTAATTCTGCAATGGATGATATCCATGAAACATTTTCGCGTGAAATTACTGTTATCATGAATCCAACAGTTGTTATAATCTCTACTTCTCCTACCTACAACAGCTTCTACAAGAGAGATTTAGATAACACATCATACAGTAGCTTAACTCCTCAGTCGTTTACATTTAAAGCTAGAATCAAGTATGTTTCAAATGAACAAAGCGTGTTTCCGGGTACCTTAGATCAACAAAAAGTTATTTATCCAACAGGCTCTGTTAAAATCAAAGTTCAGTATGATGCTTATGTTAAACTAAAAGAAGCTAGAAAAGTTGATCTTGATGGGCGCAGATATTCTATAGCTTCTGATTACAAGCCTTATGGTATGTTTGGCCCACAATACTATTCTTTCTTACTGTCTCCTGTTGACGAATAATTTATGGCGTTTCAATTAGATAAGTCAGTTAAAAGGCAAGTTGCCCAATTAGTTAAAGAAGATTTCGATAAAAAGATCGAAAGAAGTTTTAATAATATTAAAGCTGAGATGATTAGAGAGCTAATGAATCATGAAATAACTAAAGAGATTTCAATTGGCGTAGGAGCGTCAAACTCAAGCA